ATACCAATATTTACATTATCATTAAACACAGCATAATGTAATAAGTATGATACCGATGTCGTAGACTTACCAGTCTGACGAGGCATCTTACATATATTGAATCTATTATCGTGGAAATTTTGTATTAATCTTTCTTGGAAATCATAAGGTTCAAAAGGAACAAGACCTTCATCCAAACTAACAATCTTTACATGATTCTTTGCAAAATATACAGGATCATTCTTACATGCCATAAACTCAAGAATTTGCTCTTTCGTAAATTCTTGTTGGACGTTTGCTTTCTTTAGGAGGGGATTACCAAGATATACTTCATCAAGAGTCATAATTTTATTCAGGTACTTGTATTAATGGATCTCCTGGTTTGTAATCAGAAATTTGATAATTCCAAAGTTTACATCCAGGATATACTTTCTGGAGTTGAGTAAGAACTTCCTTCCTAGAAGGTTTCTTTATATGAGGAAAGAACATCTGTAGCATGAAGTTATTTCCTCTCCATCTTAAATATGTATCTACAATCTGACCATTCCTCTTTATAGGAAGTTTCTTTGCCTCACCTATAGTTTCCCATTCAATATTATTCTTTGGCGAAACTATTGGATCTGGTGTAATTAAATCAGTAAACTCATAATCTGTTGGTTTGAAATCATCTTTCCAATCAGAAGTGTCTATATTTTCATTTACTTGAATATCTATAATCTTATCTCCTACCTTTACATTATGTTCAGCGAACCAACCTCTATTGACTTCTAATGCATAAAGAACATCTCCTTCAGATGGAACTGGAAGAAGATTATATGGATTTAATTCCTTTATACTTTCTACTGTCCCGTCTTCTTTAATATATGCTATATCCAAAGGGATTTTAGTATCCTTCATATGGAAGAATCTTTGTCCAACTTCTTCAAAAACAAAAAGCATTCCACTATCTTCTTCCAAACTTTCTCTAAACATGAGACCCAACTTAAACTTAGTTGGGGTGTCTGGAACTTCTATATTAAGTGGAAGATTAACGGTTAAAGTCATTATAGAACACAGGTCTCCAGTAATATTTATCAGACCCAACGTGTCGCAACTAATTCTACGTTATTATCTACATCTCTTTTTTGTGTTTCTATTTCAAATCCTTTCTTTTTAATTTCTCTTGCTATTAATTCTACAGCATATTCTTGTGTGATTTTTTCAATCATTCTTTGCGGTGGAGTAGGATGTTTCCATGTCTGAAGATCAGTTACCAATTCATAATTTCTGGTTTGTCTATTCAAACGGAATCCAATATCAGTTCCTAAAGTAATGTCACACCTTACTTTTGCATGATCATGTCCAACAGGATTTTCTAGTTCCTGATTAACATCTACAGGAAGTCCTAATGTTAATAATGCTTTTAAGAGAATATCCTTTTCTCTTAATCTAGTCTTGATCGTGCTGAAGTGTGACATCGGTTGTGTTTTTCCAAAAATTTTCTATAGGTTGGGCAAGGTAATACTCTGGTTTAGTTTCTTTATAAGAAACTTCTCCCAGTGCTTCCTCAATTTGTTTAGTCAATTCCTGACAACTATCGCCAATGATACCAATAACTTCTTCAGTTACAGTACCGTCTTGGCGAATAGTAAATTTAAGTTTTTGTTGTGCCATTTGTTACATAATAAGGTTAATTTATTTATTCTCCTCCTCCACCACCGTTGCCACCACCACCGTTACCGTTGCCACCATTGCCATTGCCAGAATGACCATTGCCATTTCCGTTACCGTTACTGGACCCATTACCATTACCATTCTTTTTAGTATCATCATGATCATGTGCTAAATATCCACTTCTACCTATATGATATCCACGAGGGATTGGCATACATTTTTTCTTATCAAAACACCAATACTTACCATCAGGGCATTTCTTTGCTTCCTTTGCCTCACCCATAAATTGAGAAAAGTTTTTCATAGTCCTACGATTGTTAATGGGTCTGATGTAACAGTAGCAATACCAGTTGCACTCAATTTAACTCTATTGCTTTCAAAGTTTAATTCACTCATGTTACCTAAGCTGGTTCCATCACTAGCGATACCAACTTGTCCAGAACCATTAATTTGACTTAATAGTCTAGGCATTTGCTGTCTCCAATACAGAAAGAAGAACTTTTAATGTGCTATTAGCACCTGCTTCTGCAATAACAGAATCACTTGTTTCTAATACCAACTTTCCATCTAAAGGAATGTAGGCATCAGCAACAGGAACACTTGCTCCTTTAATAATTTCTGTTGTAGTGCTACTTCTCTTATGAGACATTGTAAGAGTAGTTGCTGCTGCAGCATAGTTGGTTACATGTGCATAAAGAATGATCCCAGTATAACCAGTGGGTGCAGTATATACAGTTTGACTAGCGGTAGTCAGTTCAATTGTATACGTTTTAAATCTGTTGAGTGCGAGTGCCATATTAACTTAATGCTAGGATAAAGGGAGTCATTTCGGAGAATAAACTCTTACTAAAGGATCTTCCACTAATTGTACCAGTTTCTTGGTTTATTTGTAAATCATCACCAATTCTGAAGTTACCTGCTTGGTCTGTGCTGGTATAAAGAACCTTACCACCTGTTTCGGTAACAACTTCATTTTCTTGGTTAGTAACACCACCACGTTTTGGTGTAGCAGTGACAATTTGATTACCAGAACCAACATACTCAAATGTATGAGAACTGGCAACAATTCTACTTCCTTGAGAGAAGTATGCTGTTGAACCAACTCCAACTGCACTTAATAAGTTAGTAGCAAGAGTTAGGGTAGATATACCTGAAGATACAGGTGTCGAACTATTTATTGTATAATAAAGATCTTCCATACTTGCGGTTGCAGTCGCAGTATTAGATCCTTCTTCAGGTGCAGAAATTGTTATATTTGGTGTACCTGTATACTGACTACCACTACTGATAATGGTTATAGATGCAACACTATCTCCTTCTAGAGTTGCAAATGCAGTTGCTCTTTCTCCATTTGGTCCAGCAGGAGCATCAACTGTTACTGTAGGAGTAAACGAATATCCTGTTCCACCTGACCCTACAGCGATCTTATTAACATCCTTATACAATGTATCAAAATAAACCAATTGACCGTCATAGGGACGATCTACGTCTATCTTGGCAGTTCCTCCAGAAACATATGTATGTGCAAGAGTAGAAACACCTACATTAACAACAAATGATGTAGTAGAAGGAATTGAATCTACATCAAATACAAAAGGTTTTTTAGCTGGATATGTCTTACTTCCAAATGCACAAGTAACGCCAATACCTGCAAGTGTTACACCCATTCCTACTTGGAATCCATGTGCAGAAGTTGTTGTAACAGTTGCTATACCAGAACTGTAATCATATACAAAATTACTAATGTTTAGAGTAGGAGTGCTTACATTTACTTTGACATTCGCTTGAGATGCTGCAGCAGTTGTAGTAACTATACCAGTATATTGTAAATCACTTACACCTCTAGATACTAATCCAAAACTACCAAAACTACAATTACTATTTGCAATATCTGCTTGACCACCTTTATCAGCAGTAACTGCTTCATTACAGCAAATAGTGAACAATGAAACTAACTGAGCAAATCCACCATTAGTAATAGCAACACCAACTCCACCCTGATTGTATTGGGTGTATGAGTCAACGTTCATTGCTTTCAATGATCTTGCTTGATCTCCATCAATATAAAGTCCTGTTCCTGTTGTAGTATCACTTGTACAGTTCTGAATATATGGTCCTTTCCATTTACCACCACCTACATTTTCTGCAATCTCATCTGTTGGGAAAGCAACCGCAGCAGCAGGTGCAAGATGACCACTAAATGTCATACTTGCTAGTTTAGTTCCTTTTCTTACATGGAAAATATCATTAGTTGCTGTAGTTGGAGTAACAGTAACTGCTCTTTGATCATCTCCTACGATAGAAACAAAAGCAGGAACTTCAATTGGGTTTGCTTCCTCATATCTACCTGAAAGAACTTTAACTGTTGTTCCTGAAGATGCAGCACCAACAGCAGCTTTAATAGTTAAGAATGCATTGTCAATAGATGTTCCATTATTTGTATCTACACCATCTTTTGCAACATAAAGGACATTAGGTGCAGAGTTAATACCAGATGCAGCAGCACTAATTGTTACACCAGCACCAATAGTAACAGCAGAATTAGTAATAGTAACACCATCTTCACCCTCAATTGTGCTACCAATAGAAATCTCTTCTTGTTCACCATCAATAATAATGGATGAAGTACCAATAGTTAATATACCAACAATCCTAGTATTACCAGTAACTACTAAATCTTCAGCAAATGTAGTTCCACCACCAACATGCATTTTTGCAGCAGTTGCCACACCAGATATATTCCAGTTACGTGCAGTTGCTTCATCATATTCGAGGTCTCCCTCAACACCCATCTTACCAGCAACCCATAATGCATAGTCAGATTTTGCAGCAGTAGTATTGATACCTACGTTTCTAGTGGTATGAATACCTGTATCACTAGATGCCCAAGTTCCTGCACCACCAACACTACCTTGTTTAGCAATCCATTTAGAACTTGTTGAACTGTATTGAATAATATAATTATCATCTAAACCACCAGTTACATCAACATCTTCTAAATCATCAAGACGAACAGCACCACCTCCACCAAAGGTTGCTAGTTGTTGCTGAACTCTATTAACAAATAATCTGTAATGCTCCGATAACTGATCAAGAGTTACATATCTCTTATCTAAAGGAGTTAGAGGATCAGAGTTATCAACATCAGGAGGAATATTTAATAGACCTTCTGACAGAAGTTCTTTCTCATCAAACTTCTCTAATACTTCTTCTAATTGTCTAACTTTACCTGTAAGTTCTTTACTCTTCTGTTCTATCTCATCTACATTTAATTTCTCTACAACATCCTCAAACTCTTTACGAATACCTTTAATATGCTTTTCATTTACAGTAAAATTAATCTGTAAATCTTTTAACTTTTCAGATAATGTCTCCTCAAATTGTTCTACATTAGTTTTTAGATCTTCATGATACTTTGTGGTGCTAGTATCTAAATTCTCTTGTAATTCGCAAATATTATCAGAAAGATTGGATTCTAATTCAGTAATCTTTTCTGCAAAAGAAGTTAAAGTTCCTGCATACTCCTCTAACTTTTTATCACTAGAAATCTCTCTATTCTTAAAGTCTCTCTTTACAGTATCAGAAAGAACTTTAGATTCTTTTACAAGATTCTCAATTTTGATTATCTTTTCAGATAATACTTTATCAACTTCAGATTCTTTACCTTCTACTCTTTCATGAACAGCAGTAACACCAGTATCAAGAACTATAAGTCTCTCATCAAGAGTAACTATATCTTGTGCTAAATCCTTGAATAACTTGTTTATACCCTTTTCAGTCTTTATCTTTGATTCTGTTAAAGACTTTCTATGTTGCTTTATATCTTTCTCAATTCCTTTGATTCCTTGCTTATAATTCTCTTCAACCTTCTTTAATTTCTCTTCTACTAACTCTTCATTCTCCGTTAGTCTATCTTCAGTCTTTAATTCTGTCTCTGCAAAAAACTTCTTATATTCTGGTAGTTCTTGTTCTACTAATGCCTTAACTTTATCACCAATACCCTTTACATCTTCTCTAATACCAGAAAGGTTCTCTTCATTAATACCTTTAAGGTTATCAGCAATATTAGAAACTTCTTCCTTAATATCAGTTCCTAAAGTCTCAAATACATCAGTTACTTCTTCCTTAAAATCACCAAATCTACCATCTACTCTTGTTTCAGATTCTACAATTAATTTCTTATATGCAGGAACTTCTTCACCTAAAAACTCATTTACCTTTTCAGATAAAGTATTAAACTCTTCCTTTACCTCAAATAAAGTATTGCTATTAACAGTTTTTACTTTATCCTGAACATTTCTGATTGACTCTTCTACAAATAGAAGATGTGCCATCATAGAATCATCAAGATCCTTCTTACTGATCAGATCTTGAATATTTTCTCTTATCTCTTCTACAGTATTTGATAAACCTTCTACTTTCTCTACATTAGACTTGAAAGTGTTAAAGGTTTCTGTAAAATCAGAAAGTGACTGTATATTATTTAAGTTACTCTTAAACGAATCAAAAGCTTCAGAAATTCGCTCTACCTTTTCAGGTTTAGCGTTTTTCAACTCTTCCTTTACATCATCAAAAGATGAATTAGGATTTTTGTCGTAAAATTCTGATGGCTTCTTAAGTGGCACGTATTTCTACTCCATCTACAAGTATATTTATTCAGTCTTTTTTGGGCATTTCTCCCTTTATCAATTTTGCAAGATCTGCGGTAGATCCTACAAAAAGTGCATTATTGACTGTTGATGGTCCTTTTGCTACCTTTTCTTCATTAACATCCTTCAGTTTTTTCTGAAGATCAATTAATTTATCAGTAGCATCGGAGACGCTTTTTATGAGTTGACCAGCAACTTCATATGCTCTAGGCATCTCACTTTCTTGAGCAATTTCAAGAATCCCATCAATTGCCTCTTGACCTTTTTCTATTATACTATAAAGATTACCTCTTGTATATTCATAGTCTCTAGTTATATCATCCTTCGTCAGTCTATCTGGTTTTTCTGGTTTAACCACCTCACTTTTTTCCTCTACCACTTCGGGAGTGATATTAAAGGTTTTATCAAGTTTGTTGAATTCTTTAGTCATAGTCATTTAGAGCCAACCTTCAGTGCTTCCATCAAATCCGAAGTCATCTCCTTCTTCAATGAGAACATTATCAGCAGCAGTAATAGATTTAACCTCTGCTCCCTTCAAGTGAGAACCAGCAACTGTATTATCCTGACCTCTTTCCACTGTCAAATTATTACCTTCAACTTTCTTGACGTATAATTCCTCATCTCCAATATTAATATATAACTTCTTGCTTGATGATAGAGCAGGAATCTTACTTCCATCAACAACAGGAATTACAACATCTCCTAAACCAATGTTTTCGTCAAGATTGGTAAGAACTTCTCCTGTATAATTCTTGGTTGCTCTTGGAGTAACTGTGTAGGAAATATCCCGCATAGTACTCTTGGAATCTCCAGAAATATAGGTAGTCTTGACACTCTTGATGATATCCTTGGTAGCAGTTGTAACAGGACCAAACATGTAGGTTTTAGCAGTAAACCTTAATGTATAAAGGAGAACTCTTCTTGAAGTAAAGTCCCCTTCATAATCATCTTGCATTGTAATATTTTCTAAAACAATAGGAATATCTCTCTTCTCTTTAATACTTTCTACTAACTCTACACTAACATTATATGCTGGTTGGAAATACGGTAATATCTGCTCTGTAATCTGTAATGCATCATCATTTAATTTACACATAATAGCAAGTTCAAATTGCATATTATAGGGAACAGGCATATATGTCTTTTTAGATTCACTTCCATCTGTAGGATCTTTTACTGTATATTGCTGTGTTGTAGTAACTTTTCTAGTAGGATCATAAGTAAGACCAGTAAACTCAAACGACATCCTTGGAAGAGTAATTGCAGTACTCTTATTCAAGTCAGGTGCTTGTTCTAATCTTGCAAGAAATTTTTGAGTAGGACCATATGCCAAAGGAACTCTTATAGTCGAATCGGTTTGCTTAACAGTAATACCATTAAACAATGTTCCGAACGCAATAATCGTTCTCCTCAAAATTTCGTTATAAAAATACTCAAACATGGTTATTATCCTCGTAACTTATATTTATGGAATACCGAATGGGTTCTGTTCGGTAAAGTCTAATATCTTATCCGCTTCGGTTTCTATATTAAAGTTATCTGCATATCCATCATCAGTAGGTTCTTCATCTACAATCCTTAATGCATGAGATGCTAGAGATGTTTGACCAACAATCTTCTCTCCAATAACAAAGGTTCCACTAATAGAAGCAACCTCTATTACATTTGTAGTAGAGTTCCAAGATCTAACCCTACCAGTTGCATTACTATTTGCACCCTTGACCTGTTCATTAAAGATGTAATCACCAGTAGAATCCATAGATGGATCAGATATTGCTATAGTAGGTGCAACGGTATATCCTGCACCAGCATTAGTAATACTAATAGAAGTAATTGTTCCACCAGCACTTATATTTGCAACAGCAGTAGCAGTTGTTCCAACTCCAGTAGGACCAGAGAATGTAACTGTAGGTGCAGTAGTAAATCCAGAACCAGTAGCAGTAAGTGTAACAATACCAACTGTTCCATCACCTATAAAGGCAGTTCCAGCAGCACCTGTTCCCTCACCACCAGTTACTTGAACTAGAGGTGCAACAGTATATCCTGAACCTGGATTTACTAAGTCTATATTTTGGACAGAACGTGCTCTCTCGTTAACGTTCTTATTACACGCTACAATACCTCCAATCATCCTTACAGTAGCAATACCAGTTACACCGCCTGTAGGGGCAGAGGAGAACCCTACAGAGGGACTATAGATGTATCCACCACCTCTATCAGTTATACTAATATATCTAATAGCACCAGAAGTGATTATACCAGTGTATGCAGCAGCAGTTACACCAACACCAACCACCGTAAGTGTTTGAGTTGGACCAAGTATTGTTGGAATACCGTCTTCTGTATCTCCATCCAAATTATCTCCAACTAACTCATTATCAATCTCATCAACACCTGTATCGATGATTTCATCTTCGTAACGGAAGAGTTCACATCTTAATTCATAAACATAATTCTTTTGTAACTGGTAGAATGGTTTCTCATGCTCTACATACTTGATCTCAAATAACCTATCTCCCAATGGAAAATAAACTAGATCCCCTTCCTTGGGTCTAGTTGTTAATTTTACATCTGCCTCATTCTTCATTAAAGGTGAGATGTAATTCTCAAATCTTTCTCTAGAAATAGTAAGTGTTATTTCATTTGTCTGTTCTATACCAAACTTTGATAGTAAAGTTGGATTATCTCCATATCCATCAAAGGTATCAACATATGCCTCAATAGGATATGCATCGTCAAATCTAGATGCTACTACTTCTCTTATAACCTTATTTTCTGTTACATACTTACGAGGTAGATAATGCACCTCAACACCATACATCCTCAACTGTTCGTTGATTAGATCCTGAACTAAATTTTGTTCTGATCGAGCACCTTGCTGGAAGAATGGGTTAAGAACCATTGCACTAACCTATCATGTCTAATGGTGGCATCTCATACATGTTAGACATCTGTTCTCTAATGATTTCGAGATCCTTCTCTCCATCATCATAGATTTGTCTTCCATTTAATTCAATACCGCCAGGAAGTTTTACCCCTTGGAATTTAAGTAGATTTTGACCCCACTGTCTCTTCATAAGAGCAGTTGTATATTTCTTCAAGAATGAATCATTCCATACTCTTGGATATTCTGCAGGGTTCAATAATCTAAAACAATCAATAACTAACCAATCTCCTTCACTAACACTTCCCCAATCAATATCACAATATAATCTATCAGCCCTTTGATTAAATCTTATCTGTTTTTCTGTTGTTAACAAGAAATTAATGTCTTCTAGGTAAGTCCTAGTCATTGCATAACTTAAAAGACCTTGATAACCAAGATTAAAAGCAACATCATTTAAGAATAACTGATACTTAACACTGAACATGTTATTAGTAACAGTATTAGATCCATCAAAGTGAAAAAGTTTTGTTACTCCAATTACCTCTGGAGGCATTTGTAGAAAATTACCGTTCTCATAAAAATTAAAAGAAGTGCTTACACCAGCAATACTTGCATCAACTGTTGTTGTCGATATACCAGTAGTTTTATTTCCCGCACCCTCTTCCATTGTCGCACTTCCTCTATCAATATCTTCTTGGGTAATCTGATATTTTAGATAGACTTGAGAAACACCATCAAAGTGTCTTTCATTGAAGAATTGAATAGCATCATCAACGATGTCTTCAACTTGCTCATCGGCAATATTGATTTCCAGCACTGGAGCACCCAGTTGCCGTTTACAATAATCTATAAATTCTCCTCTGGTTCCTGGTTGTGCCATTTAGACTATTACCCCTTCAATATATTTATGGTGTTGAAGAAATACCTGCATTAACCATAATATTTCCATTTATAATATTATAAACTGTTTGTCCTATACCAGGACTAATCAATACATTATACAAATATCTTCCTTGAGGAATATTACTAGTTCTCGTTGCATCAAGTGCTAATGTAATAGATCCTGTAGTAATCCCTGCAGTAAAAGTTGCTGTAGGAACAGTCGTCGCTGCTACACCAGCACTCTTTTGGAGTTGTGCAGAAGCAGACCATGCAGTCGTAAATCCATATGCAGCATTACCAACATCTACAACTGTAAAAGTAGTATCAAAATTAGAACCACCATAGATGGTTAAATTAGATGCTACAGGAACACCTGCACTTGGATCAAATGTAATCTTTTTAGTTGCCATTGACTAACTCTTTAAGTAGGGATTTAATCTCATTCATTTCATTTTTTAGATTAACAAGATCTTCTTCAATAGAAGTAACTTGTTTTGTTTTTGCATTTTTGACTCTTCTACTTGCTACATATTTTTCATAATCTAAATTGTTTACATTAATGATAGATCCTGTTTTTGGATCTCTTGCCAAATCACTTTGGTCTTTCACCTTGTTTAATGTCATAGTTATGCTAATGCAAGTACTCTCAAGTCTTTCATTCTAGGCACATATGCCTGATTCTTAGAAGTCATAACAATTTTAATTCTATATGATCTAAATGATGGTAAATTATCAGCAGTAAATGTATAATCCTTATACTCTATATCTTGTGGATCAAATCCATATGAATTTGACTTAACAACTAAAGTATCAGATTGTCCATTATTATTCTTAGGTGATATTACCTGTCCTTGCTTGTCAAGATTCTTGAATCCTGGGAATGGAGTAAATACAGGTTTAAATCCTTGCTTATCACTAACAGCATAGAATGCTCTTATGTCAGCATCAAGATGAATATGAGCACCTACCAAAATCTTAATAGATGTAGCAGGGTTCTCTAAATTAAGTTCTTTAGAGAGATATTGACATGCTGTAGGATCATCAACAAGTGAATTTGCTCTTGGATCAGTAGCATAATCATCAATAACATCATTGACTCTATTAGATGTAAGTATTGTGCTTACTCTTTGTCCATCAATTACAGGACTTATTCTACTATCAGTAGTGTTAAGGAACACTTTCATATTTAAGGATTTAGAACCAACTAGATTTGTTAATTTATCATCTGCGTTGACTTTAGAAGCAATCAATCTAGGTGAAGTCATGTAATTTGATTCATTAAGTGCAATAGATTCATATCCTGCATCTAGGAAAGGAATTTCATTTCCACTTAAACTCTTACCTGTAGTAGTTCTCACTTCTGCTGTTAAGGTTGTTCCCTTAACAGTTAGATTTTGAACCACTGGTGTAATAACCTCAAATGGCATATTTTGTGTTGCCCTTATATCATATCCACCAGCAGACTTAGTTTGACCTACAAATAATTGAGGCAATCCTACATCATTACTTCTATCATCATTATTAACATTAAACTTCTCTGACATATCAACTTTAATATTATAAGAATCAAAAGTGATAGGATCTGATTTAGTTACATCAGATAGATCATGTGTCTTATTAATTCTCTTCAAATTAACACTAGCTAACTCATACTTATAAACTGGTGTTCCTACTGGGTATGATACAGGGTTTGCACCTCTTGTAATATTACCACCAATTGTGTTACCAGAAACAGAAGTATATTCAATAATCTCATCACCAATACGAAGGAATCCAGTATTCGTGGTTCCTACACCAACATTTTCAAATGACTCAAATTCTTGTGCATTAACAACAGAAAGTGGAGATGTTGAAGTTGCACTAAATGCAGAAGTCAATTTAGTTGGTTTAATATCAGATTCAACACCTGAAATCTCAACCTTATTATCACTGAAATACATTCCATGATTCTTATGATTAACTTTAATATGTAATCCATCATTATCCTGATTGATTGAAGATACTTGAACATCTCCTCCATTAGCACTATTCAATTCTCTAACAACAGTATTACTATCAACAAACATAACAGTATTTGCTGCTCCTACAACAAAGTTACCTTGAACTTCATTTAGAATAAGTTCTGATGTAGCACCAATAGATGTAATTGTTAATCTAGCATTTCTACCCACAGAAGCAATTCCGAGAGTATTAAATCCAACAACATCACCTATCTGATAACCAGATCCACCGCTAGTAATTGTTGCACCATTAGCAACTATAGAACCACTGTTAATAGTAATAGAACCTACTGCTCCTCTACCATTACCTGTTAAAGTAATTAGATTTACACCACTATATGTAACTTGACTACTTGCAGGTGTATAACCAATACCAGCATCAGTAATTGTTAAATTAGGTCCAGCAGCAGTTCCTGCAGTTCCAACTAAATTACCAGTTGCTTGAGTTGCCATCTGATAAACAGTATTACCTAATTCAAGATTACTATCAAATACAGTAGTTCCTAATCCAACTCTAACTTCTTTAGATTTTAGACTCAATGAATCTGGCATCAAGATAGGAATTTGATTATTTCCTTTTGTAAGATCTGGGTTATAGAACTCTACACTTCCTGATTCAATAAAGTCTGCTCTATAAAGAGTAAACTTAAGATCTTCCCACTGACTTGGTTCCCATGTAGAAGCATTCTGAGACTTAAAGAGAGAACCCAAATATGGTTGGTTAGAAATAAAGGTATTAGTAAGAAGATCTTCTTCACCAATACGAGAAATATAAACACTATACTTGGTAGAGTTAGATGCTAAACAAATTGCATATTCTCCACCATTCTCCAAATATACTGGAGATTTAAATTCTATTGTAGTAGCAACAGATCCATCACCAGAAACATTAACTTGATCTGGACTTAATACAATTTCAGAGAAAGGAAGAACCTTTTGTGTTGGGAATCCTCCCTGCATTGTTCTTAACTGGAACACTACAGGAATATCTAAGTCATCCTTAGTGCGGAAGAACACATCACATTTTGTAAGGAATACACCTGTCTCTTCTTCAACCAAGAAAGATTGTGCAAGAGGGTCAAACCAACCCACATCTCTTTCCTCAAGTGGTCCTGCAGTTACAGTAGTAGAAACTACTTCTGATCCAAGTGTTCTATTAACATTACGTTGCTGGAATTCCTGTTTCTGTTCTACTCTAGCATTTCTAACTGAAATAATAGTTTCTTGGACGGTTTCTAATGCTCCAGCAGCAGTATATGATTCTTCAGCAATAGTGACTGCTTCATCATGGTTATTATCTTTATCACTAACAAGAGTAAAGACACTAGTACCAGTTTCAAATCTTGGGAAATTCACTCCGTTTGGATTTGGAATAAAGTAACTACCACCACAGAAAGCAGAAAGATCGGAAATTAATCTAACATTAGTAATTTTTGCTTGTGCTCCACTAGTTTTTCCAGTAAGAATCATTCCACTTTCTACCCAACCAAAAAACTCACCTTGAGTTTCATTTTGAAGAGAATATGTATCAATATTCAATGTAGTTGAAGTAGATGTATATGTTGCAGGAACTGGTTTTTGTGTATAAGGACTTGAAACATAAGTTACTGTTGGTGCATTATATTGTCCTTCTTTATGATTTGATTGTGCAACCCTAAATGTAATACTTGGTCTTGTATTACTAAAGTTATCACCACCCAATCCTGTTCCCTGAACATTACCGACAACAGTTTCACCAACTTGGAATGTACCAGAACTCATTTCTATTTCTAGAAGTTTTGGAGTGCAATACTTAGTTACATCTTCTCCATCAAAGAATGCATAAAGTTGAGTTATTGGTTTCATTCTCTTAGAAACGAACTCAACGTTTCTAGATCTCATATAAGGAATGATATCTCTATTGAGAACCTTCTCTCCTTGAGACTGTCTATCAAATACTTCACTAACAATCGTTCTAACGCCCTGTCTGGACTCTACACCCCTTTGAACGGTGTCTCTTATTTCTTCCCTCGTAGTTGTAGTTCTACGCTGCTGAATCCATCTAGCAGGGTTTGTAGAAGGATCTCCATTTGGCCATCCACCTCTACTAAATCTTGCACCCCATTCACCACCAGTTTGTGTTATTCTGGTTCTATCTACAACATCTATACCAGTCCAATTAGTCTGCCATGCGTTCCATAAAACAGGTGCAAATCCATTTTGAGGATCTACTCCAAAGTTTCTACTTGCAGCAGCCATTGTCTCTGCATAGTTACCTTCTGTCTGAATGACTTTTGCTTCCAATCTAACAGTATCTACCCAGTTATCACTTGCAGGAGTTAGTTCTACAGTTCCTTGCCAGAAACTAATAAGGAAAGGAGTTACACTTTCAGTTCTTGTAGCAAAACTTTGCTTTAACCATTCAACATCAGCATAATCAAGAGTTATAGCATCATTATTCTTTCTTACATTAATACCTTCTACTGAACTAAATGCTAAATCCGTAGTAGGATCAACATCGGTAACAGGACCAAAAATCAAATCTACTGAATTAGTATAATGCTTTGGTCTAACTTCTTTAAATGACCTATCAATACTATTCTTAATACCTAATCTATCTTCCTGTGGTAAGAAAGAATCAAAATTATCAACAAAGAATCCTGACTTAAATCTATTAAGTCCATCAGCATCAGAAACAAATAGATTAGCAGTATTAGTTTCTAGTAAAGTTAAAGCAGTATAATACTCTAAATTCTTAATTCTATTTTCAAGATTCTTAATGTCAACCATTTGGAATCTCTTATATTCATGAGCACGAATATCTGCCTGTTCAGGATTAAAGAGATATGGTGGTAAGTTTATAGTTGCAACTTCAAGAGCAGCATCTACATTACCTGGTTTATCTGGTTTTTCTGCAGGAGCACCATACTTAACTTGGAACTCTCCAGTCTTTGTTAAGAAGATTCTATCAATTCTTCCAAGATAATGAGAGAAAGAAGCAATAATAGCTTCATCAGATGCTAAAATGTTAGTAGCAGTTTGACCTTCATTATTAAATGTTCTACCATAGAACTCTAATGGAGATCTAGTGCTTTCAGAAACTGTATAATCAGCAACTCTAGGTCTAATATCAATGATATCTGCATTAGAGATACCATCAATTCCCATGATATCACCAGCATAATCAAAGTTTTCATAAGAATTTACTGTAGTAATATCACCATCATCAGTAGAATCATAATATGCACTCTCAAAGTAAACCTTAATTTTCTTATTAGGTGCTTCTGCCTCTGGTCTTCTTGTTATAGTTCCGTAGTCATATATTGTCTTCTCTTGACCTGTACTAAATGTATATTCACCACCTATCTCAAAACTAGTAGCATCTAATGTTGTAACAACTCCTTGAATTTCAGATTCTTGGAATATTACTGTTTCACCTTCAGAAAATACAAAGTCATTCTTGTAAATAAATGAAATTTGACTATCGGTTAGTCTTTCTGCATACATTGCTATTGCACCACTATTCTGTCCAACTAGATGTTCCCCTACAGTTAATTCAGTAGTAGTGGTTGATTGACTATTAATATCAGAAAGAACCATTTTTGGTGCTGATGGAACTTCCAAACTAGCAGATTCATATATTCCATGAATCTTCATTACATCAGGAGAACCTAATGATAAAAGTTTGTCCTGAACTCTAGTTCCATATGGATAAGAACCATATGTTAATCCATCATTTGTTGTAGTAGATCCAATACCAGATGCTGGATTTGTAGATTTATCAACAATAAGACTATTAACTCTATTCTTAATCTTTTTCTTTGCTTTTGGTTTTTGCTTTGTAAGTGTAGTTGTTAGTTGAGCACCTGCATCATTTGTTCCTAAATTATAAATTTGTAATGCTTTTCCATCAAGACTAATTTCTACCTTATCTGAAGTTAAAGGTTCTGTAGAACCATCAACACGAACTAATGAATATCTTTCTTCATCAAATGGAAGGAAAAACTCACTAGATCCAGCAGAAACTGATTGTGCTAACTTATTGTTTACAATATTGACAGTAAATACTTTTCTTATAGAAAGAGTTGCATTAGTTAAATCAACATCAGAAACATAATCTTTAGGTAATCTTGTAAATAATGTATTATCAGAAGATGTTGCTAGATTAGTAGTTAAAACTTGTAAGTCTGTTACTTCTCTTGCTACAGTTGGTAAACTACCATTTGCTATTCCATCTACATCTGCAACATTAGCAATTGTAATAGAAGATTCACCAACAGCAGTTATTCTTCCGTATGTTGGATCATTAGACTTAGCAGGATTGCTAAATTGAACTAGATTATTTACCTTTACTAGTCCATTACCAGGAAATACATCACTACTTGCACTAGTTACAGTACTTACTCCACCTGAAGCAGCAGTGACAGTTGCAATTCCAACAAAAAGTGATGGAGACTGAATAACATCTGCATTAAATGTTCCTGCAGCTCCAACCGTTCCATCGTTTGTAGCAAATACAGATTTTACATCGGAAATACCATATGCAGTAACTGCAACTGCAACTCTTCCATTCTGAATACCATTGAATATTAATGCTTCATTTTCTATAAAGTCACCTTCTCTTTCATAAAGATTTAAAGCAGCACTATTAGTAACAGCATCTTTAAGGAATGCAGTTGCACCACTATTAGCACCCTCTACAAAAGTAGGTGTAGGTAAACTAGCAATAGGTTGGTTTAAACTTACTTTAGTAACTGTCTGAACATCATATAAAGATAAATCCCACTGATTTAATACTGAGTTGTTATTATATGATCCAGTCTCTAAACTATAATCATAAACCCTTGCAAGACCAATTTCAGAACCAGGAACTGTTGTTTGATCAGCACCTCCTCTTTGATCTCTTAAACTTAATATGTAAGTATTACCAATACCGATTGTAGGAGAACCATAAGTTCTATTTAACTTTAAAGTTGCTCCTGTATTGTATATTATATTTTGACCTTCTAAAGTCTTTGTTGTTCTTGGTTTTGGACAATCTAAAAAGACAGGAGATGTAGTTTCTATCTCATATCCTCTTACATATGCTTTACCTGGAGAAAGTTTGTAAACAGCAAGATCTTCTGCAGGTATAGTTCCACTATATGTAAACTGACCTTCCTTAAATATACCTCTATTACCAACATTGTCATTTAATGAATCTCTAGTTGTAACACTAAATGGTTTTACATAGTAGTTTCCAGACTCATCATAAGTTCTACGTGCAAGTTCATCAGAAAGACCTTTATATGCACTAGTCTTTACTTTAGACTTAAGAACACCTTCAACAACTTCTGCCTCTTCAACAAAAGCATTATCATCAAAATCATCTAATGGTTTTTTAAATAATGAAAGAGTTATTTTTAATCTATCAGCACCTGGAGCAGAATAATTATTAAATCCCTGTGAATTATCATTCAGGGTTTCATCCATATCAGAGTTTATAATCTCTTCATTTACTGCTAAACCAACTCTATAGTTTGCTTGATTATTATACTGTTCTAATATAAGAGTTTGTTGTTCTACTTTAACAAACTGTCCTCTAACAAAATAAACACCTTCTTGTATTTGGAAACAAGATCCTGTAGCAGCAGCATTTTGTGCTATTGTTATTGCAAAAGGACTTCCTGCAGTAATACTACTATTACCCAATAAACCAGAACTAATAATAGTATTAGATGTTAATTCTTCACCATCAGCAAAGGTTTGTGTAGAATTATTTGATGTGCTTGAACCAACATAAGCAACATATAGTGTTAAATTTCCTCTTTCAGAATCTTCTGCTAATAAAACATTATCTACAACTGCAGTTACACCAGAAGTTCTTCCTGTTATTTGTGTTCCAACTAATTGATCAACATATGCAGATACAGGAACTCCTTGAAAAGTGTTCTGTAATTGAATGCAATAATAAAGTTTATTATAACCAGTATTACCAGGTATTACTTTTGCACCTTCCTTAAAAAAATGTTGCCCAAACTTTTCAATCTGATTTTGTAAAATAGATTGGAGATTGTTAAGTTCTCTCGCCTGAACAGGAGTTCCAGGTTTAAACAGTACCTTATGATAACCACTATCATCTGAATAGTCGTCAAAATATGGCGATACGTTTAAATTCGTTTGCTGTGGCATGATTTTTTAGAACTGCAAAATAACTTTGATATCTTCTTTTTGGTTTAATGACCTTGTAATAGATGGTCTATTATCAATGTAAATAATGTTTCCTGAATACTTTTTAGATTCTGGATTGGCAATGCCATTATTAAATGACTGCCCAAGGTAATAGGTCTTACTATTTATTACGGTTGAGACACCTGTGAAGGACGTATCTATCGCTAAATTAGACCC